CTTCAAAAGATGTATGGTATTACTGCTGCAGTTATTAATAACGACCCAAGTTTATTGGCTGCTCTTAACAAAATTCTTGGTGCTGATGGCGGTCCAATGATTACTGACCCAGCGCTACAAGAGGCTATTGTCAAGGGTACATCTTGGTATCGTGACCAGACAGATACTCAACGCCAATTTGATTTTGCTAAAGCAACCAACCCAGGTCAGTTTGCTGCAGACCTACAAAAGAATGCAAGCAATATTGTAAAACAATTTGCTTCTATGGGTTTACCTATTAGTGCTTCTGAAGCAATTGAATACGCTAACAACATGATGAAGCAAGCCATCATCAAGGATGGCAAGGTTGTTAGATTTGACCAAGACTACCTCAATAAACTAATGGCTGACTCAATTAAGTTTGTTAAAACAAACTCTATTGATGGTCGCGTTGTTTACACTGGTCTAGCTGGAAAGTTAGAAACCATGGCTGGCAAGTTGTATAGCATGGCTCGTGATTATGGTTTCCAACAAACAACATCTAATGCAAGCTTTGATAAGTGGTTTGAGGCAAGCATGAAAGGTCTAGTTGCTGGAACCCTTAACCCAGAAGATGTCGATAACGACCTACAGGCTAGAGCAAAATCATTTGCTCCTGGTTTGGCTAGATTTATTGACCAAGGTCAGACTCTTCGTGAAGCTGCAGACCCATGGCTTAAAGCCCTTGCAGATACTTGGGAAATGGATATTGACCAAGTTGACCTTAATGATGATTATGTACAAAGAGCTATAAACATGCAAGATAAAGACGGCAACTTCACCACAATGAACTTGTATGACACAAAGAAACTTGGACGACGTAGCGCCAAGTGGGACGATACCCAAACAGCAAAAGAGGAGAAGACTTCTATTGCTTCACGTATTCTTAAAGACTTCGGATTCCTGGGGTAAACATGGGAGCATATGACGATTTTTACGATTCAGTAATTGCTGTACGAAATGATGCTGCAGCCGACGCTGCAGAGCGAGCACGTATTTCTCAAATGCAAGCTGCTAATGCTGCTTCTCAAGCAACAACAACTCAAGTTCCAGTTAAGGTAACTGTTAAACCTGGTGACACTCTTTCATCTATTGCTGCAAGAAACAATACAACAGTTGCGGAAATTTTAGAGCTAAATCCAAAGTTTGAATCTAACCCTAAGTATCAGGGTGGAAACATGATTTGGTCTGGCACTACGGTAAATGTTGGATATAAAAATGAAACAGTAACCCCTTCACCAACACCAACTGCTTCACCGAAACCAACTGCTTCGCCAACTCCTAGTCCTTCACCTACTCCTAGTCCTTCACCTACTCCTAGTCCTTCACCTACTCCAAGTCCTACCCCAAGTCCTTCACCTAGCCCAACGCCCTCACCTACACCTAGTCCTACCCCAACACCTACCCCGACACCTACTCCATCACCCACACCAACTTCTAGTCCATCTTTTGGTGGCGACCCTAATACTGGTGCTGGTGGTAAAGGTCCTGATGCAGCAGCAACAGGTGCAATTCTTGACCAGATTGCTGCGCTAACTGCACAGATTGCAGCTATGCAGGCTGCTGCTGCAGCCGATGCTGCTAAGCCAAAGGTTACTGGAACACGTACGGTTCGTAAAACTGGTGGCGTTGTTGAAGTATACGAGCAGATGTCCGATGGTTCTCTTGGTAAGTTAATCGAATCTTACAAGGACTTTGGTGCTCGTGACTCAGTCATGAAGATGTTTGAGAACACAGGACTTGGTGATGCATTTATTAAGTCACTAGTTGACACCATAGACAAGGTCTATGAAGAAAACATTATGCCTACCGATGCACAGGTTCTTAACAGTATCTATACCAGTGATGCATACAAGACACGGTTTGCTGCTAACGAGGCTATTCGTAAACGTATAGCAGATGGTAAGGGTCGCCCTGGTGACAGACTTCTAGCTCCAGCAGAATACATTGCTGCTGAAGATGGTTATAGAGAAATCATGCAAGAAGCAGGATTACCAGAAATGTTCTATGACCAACCAGAAGATTTGGGTAACCTTATTGCCAACTCAATTAGCGTTGGTGAATTCACCGCACGTGTTAACATTGCACAGAATGCGCTACAAAAGGCAGACCAGCAAATTGTTAAATCACTTAAAGATTACTATGGCTTATCATCTGGCGACTTGGTCGCCTATCTTCTAGATAACGAGAAGGCATTTGATGCTATCAACTCTCGTTACCAGTATTCAACAGAGCAAGCTAAGTTAATGTATACCTCTGCTGAAGTTGGTGGAGCTGCTGCTCGTGCAGGATTTGATACAGGTATCTCTAGAGGCTTTGCCGAAGAGATTACCAAGGCAGGTAAGGCAGATGCTGCCGAACGTGCCTTCCAAGGTGCAGCCCGCGAACAAGATGATTACCGACGCTTAATGTCACTGTATGGCGAAACCGCTGGTACAGAAGACTTAACTCGTGAAGCACTTGGTCTTGCAGGTGGTACTGAAGTTGGTATCAAGACTAAGAAGCTTGCCTCTAAAGAACGCGCCAAGTTCCAGCAACGTGGAGCAATTGACCGCGCATCGTTAGGTTCTCGTTTAAGAACACCTGACGTTTAATAGATTCCGTCCCAGACCGTCCAGCCCTGGTGATGTGTATAAGTCTGGAAGTCATCACGTCTACGAATCACTACCCCTGGTGAGGAGTACGTGTGGTGCAGAACCCGATGAGGGTTTAACTACTAATAAAGGGAGAAAACAATGGCAGAAGAATACCTAGAGTACGACTACGAAGATGAAGACAATGGCAGTGGAACTGACCTTGTAAAGAAACTTCGCAAACAGATTGACGCACTTTCTAAGCAAGTCAAAGAACGTGATGAAATCCTTGCAGAGTTCACTACACAAAGTCACGAAGCATCTGTTGGTGAAATCCTAGAAAGTTTCGGACTCAATCCAAGAATCGCAAAATTCATCCCAGATGAAATTGAAGCGGACGAGGATGCTGTCGCACAATGGTTAAATGAATACGGCGATGCATTCGGTATCGAAGCCGTTGAAGAAGGGGATTCGTCCCCTGACGCTCAATCATATGAGCGAATGTCAGACTTTGATAATGGAGATATTGACCCATACGTGGGTCAGGACTTAGCTTCTCGTATTGCGAACGTAGGTTCGCCAGAGGAATTAAGTAATCTACTCAAAGGCTGATACGTCCACAATCAACCCCAATTAGAAGGAAATCATGCCTACTACACCAGCAACGTCAACAACGACATCAACGATGTCGAACTTGATTCAGACGGCGTATGACAAGTACATTGAGTTTAACCTTCGCTCTGAGCCAATGTTCCGTAAGTTTGCGGACAAGCGCCCAGTCGATGTAACAAACCCAGGTAACACCGTCGTCTTCCAGGTCTATCAGGACCTATCACGTGCAACTACTGCACTAACTCAGACACAAGACCCAGACGCAGTAACACTTAACAACACCAACAAGGTGAATGTTACAGTAGATGAATACGGCAATGCTGTAATCACAACTGAGCGCTTGGCTCTTGAGTCACTTTCAGCAATTGACCCAGCTGTTGCAGACATGTTGTCATTCAACATGCGCGACTCTCTAGACTCTTTGGTCTGGGGCAAGCTGACATCTCTTGCAACAATGCGTTACACAGGTACAACTTCTGCTGATGAATCAACCATCAACGGTGAGAACGTATCTTCAAGCACCACAGCTGCATACCTAACCGCTGCTCTTGCACGTAAGGGTGTTGCCAAGCTTCGTGGCGCAAACGTACAGCCACGTGAAGGCGGACTCTACACAGCACTAATTCACCCAGATGTATCTTATGACCTTCGTTCAGAAGCTCAATCATCTGGTTCTGCTGTATGGCAGTTGCCTCACACCTACACAGAGGCTGGCGTTGCCAACCTTTGGAATGGTGAAATCGGTATCTACGACCAGGTTCGTTATATCGAATCTCCACGCTGCGAGTCAATCTCTGGCTCAGGCACTTCAAAGGTATACGCAACTGTTCTTCTCGGAAAGCAGGCTCTTCTTGAGGCTGTTTCTTACGAGCCAAAGACAGTTATCGGTCCTGTGACAGATAAGTTGATGCGCTTCCGCCCAGCGGGTTGGAAGGGTCTACTCGGATGGAACATCTTCCGCAAGGAAGCACGTTACGTCATCCAGACCAAGTCAAGCATCGCAACTGCGTAGTTTACAAAGTGGGAGGGGTGGGCAACCACCCCTCTTCACGCAAGGAGAACAATGGCTAAAAAGAAAAAGGCTGAAGAACTACCGTTAGATTTCTTTACGCCACTCCAAGAGTATGCACATCAAGCACATGAATTGTATAACTCTTTTGCACAAGCAGGTTTTACAGAAGGCGAAGCGTGGGAACTAATGGTTCGTCATCTGCCCGATTGGGAATTAGAGTCACCAGAATTTACAGACAAGGATGAAGAATAATGCCAAAATTTACAGACAAGGATGAAGAATAATGCCAATGGTAGAAGGAAAGAAGTTTCCATACACAGCTAAGGGAATTGCTGCAGCCAAGAAAGCTGCAAAGAAGCATGAAAAAACTGAAGGCAAAATGGAAAGAAAAGTTGAATACGGCAAGAAGATGGCAGTAAAGAAGCCTAAGTTAAAGAAGAAGTAATGTCGTCTGGTAAGTACAAGTCAAAACATAGTTTTAACCCAATACAGATTAAAGATGGAATGGTTGTTCGTCTTCGTAAAGATGGACGTATCCAGTCGATACTAGGAAAAGTCGGGGAGTATAAGAAGAATGGACCCAAGGCTAAAGAGGGCGGGAGTAGCGGGGTTTAATAAACCCAAGCGCACACCCAGCCATCCCACTAAATCCCATGTTGTCGTAGCCAAGTCTGGCTCACAAGTAAAGACAATTAGGTTTGGTCAGCAAGGTGTATCAGGCTCTCCTAAGAAGGCTGGAGAAACAAGGTCT